TATTGGCTTTCGTCACGGCAACAGGGAGAGTAATTGCCCCGCTTGTGACCACTCTTTGGCCGTAGGACTGTCCATTTGCCCATACCTCTACCGTTGCCCCTTCCAGATAGGTAAGCCCCGTTATTGTGGACGCAGACGCGCCATCATAGGTTATTCCACAATCCACTCCAAAATAATCTGCAGTGTCGCGGGTTTCCATCACCTCGACAAACCGCGTCGCCGTTCCGTTGATTGTCCGGTTCACGGTGAAGTAAACATCGTCTTGCCCATCGCCCGGAATGACCGCCACCGATTCAAACAGCCCCTGCGTTTCGTGACGCGCCCACGCCCAGACTTCATGCTCCCGGTGGAACGTAAAGGACAGCGCTTTCCCATCGCTCATGACGCACCACAGGACGGAATTCGGGTACTGCTGATAGGCCCAATCAACAACAGAAGCGTCCTTGAACAGATGCGCCGCCATAATGGATAGGTCTTGTACTTGTTTTCCTTTGATGTCATCGTAGGCCATGCCCCGGACTGCTTTTCCGGTCCTTTGTAGAAATATCGCCATATCACCGATAATGGCCGGTTCGACGTTCCCCTCGCAGCCAAAGTAGGTCTGTTGCTTGACTTGCATTGTGCTGGCTGAGAACTGCCCGGCAATCTGCGGTTCAATGGTCCACTCGCTGTCGGTAGTCAGGACGATGTGCGCCTGCAGCGGGATTAGCCATTGAATGGAATTTACCGATCGCCCGAGCAGCTTTGACTCAATCGCATCATCATCAAGAGCGGGTAACGATTTCCCGAAGTTTACATAGTCGCCCGTTTTACTGTCCCAAAAACCGTTCGGGCTGGCGTCGTTACCGCCGAAGCACAGCCGGTCTTGGTAGAACGAAACCGCGCTTGGCCATCCCCTTACGTCGCTCCACGCCCCTTCTGCCCAGCTTTTGAACGCTACGCCCACCTGGTCGAAGTCGGTCAAGAGCGTCCCTGTCGCGGATACCGCCGTAGCGACGCCGGTTAGTTTGACGCAGGCCCATTGCGCGTGACCGTAGGAATTTAGCGTATAGTTGAAACTGTCCGCCACATCGTCACGTTGCAGTTGAAGCAATGCGGGAGCGTCGGCGGAGCCAGATACAATCACCGTTGCCGATGATGTTGTCGCCGGAACGGAATGGATCTGATACCAGGTTGTTCCGCCATCCACTGACTTGAACAGCAGAATCGCGGTATTGTCGATGCCGGCCGATCCCGGCTGAATAGTCAGTTCCCATTCTCCCCAAACAGGGAAGTTATCCGATACATACACCCCGCCGCCCGATGCGACAGAGCGATAATAGCTTTTTGCGTGCTGCGTATGACGGATGCCGAACACCGCACCGACATGCCCGTCCACAAATGTATTGGCCGAGGCAGTAAGCGTTACCGTGTCGCCCTCCCACAAGAAAGCCGGCGTTCCTGCGGCGGAGATGGTCATTGTGGTGTCGGTCGTGTTCTCTGGCAGGTACGGCCCGTTCTTAAACTCGAAGTCCGCCAGTGTCCAGTTTGTATGGCCGCTTCTCGTCAGAGTTTTCGGCGCATGGTCCGGATGGCAGATGTAGAGAGTGTCGGCGGACTGTTCAAACTTCAGCCCCGGCAAATCCGCTTCGGCATACGGAGTGATGATTTCATATTCACTCGCCCCGGACAGCACCGCGCCCCGATCTTTGAACACCCGGATATATAAGTCGCCAAATTCCAGCACATACGCTTGAGTCACCGAAAAAACAAAATCGACCAATCGCGGCTTTTTGTCCGAACTTTTTACCGTTGCGACCATTCTCAATCCCGGTCTCGATTGCACCCCGCCCCTGGGCAGGACAACCATATTTTTAATGATCTCAGCGCCGGCGGAATACTTCTGTAAATCAATCCTTCGCCTCAGTTCCGGGCTGAGTTCGCCGGCGGCAAAGGTTGGCTGCATGAGCGTAGACATATTATCGCCTCGCCTGCGAGTATTTGTTCTCGGTTACCATCGGCCTTTTCTGCTCTACCGCACACATTCGCTTCGCCGTATCGACCGCAAGAGCAGCCTGCTGCCCTACGGCCTGTGCTAATCTCCCGTCAGATGCGAGCGGCAGGGCAAGCCTTGACGCCAGCGACAGCGCCAGAGCATCGATAAACTCTGCCGGCATAGTGTCGCAGTCCTGCACATCGTAGATATACGAGATGCGGGCATCTTCAACATCTGTCGCGATTCGCCGCACCTTCTGGATGTCGCCGTCTACGGTATAGGTCACATAATCCGCCGAGGTGGTATCCCCCGGCGCGTATACGGACATCACCCGCAGGCAGTCCTCCGGGTACTCATAAACATAGGTATATTTGTCGTTGGTGTCTTCTGTGATGGTTAAATCAGCCATCACCGTGGCAAATCCCCACCCGTATAATTTGAGCAGAGAATGTCGGACCATATCATAAAACCGGCCGCACAGCGTCGCCTCTGTCGATTGATCGCCTACAGAACTAATCGTTCGCGTGTTGCCGAGAGATGCCAAAGCCAGATTGCAGATGTCGATGGAGTTCATTTCAAAACCTCCCTACTTAGAAGAAAAGGGCGAGTTGCCCCGCCCTTAAACTTACGATGCCGCCAGTGTCGCGGCTACATTTGACAGCAGCAACCACTTCTTGTTGACTGCCACAACAGATATTCCCGAGCCGATATACGCGGCCGTGGTTGCTTTTCCCTTGGCCGTGTCGGTCCCGTCCAGCAGGCTGGTGGATGCGATGGTCACAACATGCGCCGCAGCCGTCCCGGCCACGATGTGGATGACGGTCCCTTCCTGCGCCGCCGACGGAGCCGCCAGAGTGTAGGCCCCGGCAGTGGACTTGGTAAGCACCGCCACGCCCGACTGGATAGTAATTGCACCGTCCGCCGCATAGGCGGTGACGCCGCGAAGCAGAGTTGCCAGCGTCGGGACCAGGCTTTGCAGGTACAGAGCGATGCCCCGGGCGCTGGTGGAAGATTTAATAGCCACAGATTAGCCCTCCTTTTTCTTGAAGGCCGCCGGCTTGTACTGCCGCGCCCGAGCGATGTCCGAGATCGTCATCGGCTCGTCCACCATGACCTTCTTTTTGTCAGCCGGCTCGAAGTAATCAGCCCCACAAGGCACCGGCTTGCCAGCTTTGTCCTTCTTTGTCGGAATCTTGAACACTTCCTCGCCAACGACATCGCCGATGCGGATGCGCTCAACCCCGATCAGGATTGGTTTGATGCAAACGTAATTCACCCTAACTCACCTCACAGATTGCGCGGCGGGTTCGTGACGATGTGGGTCGTGAAAGCGCCGGCCGAAAGGTTCTCCGTTCCAACAGTGAAATACCCGCGCAGGTATTTGTTCGCCAGCGAAGCGTTCCAGGGAATCGGCACCAGAATCACGCCGCCTGCCGTCAGTTCGGCGGAAGCAATGGCGAACGAACCGGACTGCGCAAGCGTTGCCGGCGTGCTGAATCCGGTGTTGTCGTCAACCTGCACGCCAACCACGACGGTCGCGGTGTCGTTGGCCGAATCGGCCGTGGTCGTGCAGTTGACCTGCAGATACAGGTTCCCGGCGGGAGCGTTAAACCCGTTCCCCAATGCGAAATAATCGGTCGTGCCGGCAGAAGCCGTTACGGCCTGAGCGGTTCCGAGGCAGCAGTCTTTATCCAATACACTCATCTTTTTATCCTCCTTACACTCAAGAAATAGCCGTGGTCTCGGTCACAAACTGATCCAGCTTGTAAACCGGGCAGCCGAAAAAGTGGGTGATCATGCGACCGTCAATTACGTCGCGGGTCACGTTGCGGTTCGTGGACGCCAGCGCCATCTTGGTCAGGCCGGACCACACCGCTCGATTGACGTACAAATAAGGCTCCATGCCATCGCTCGGCAGGTAAGAGATCAGGTCGATCATCATGTTGATGATGTCGGCGCTAGTGTCGGCGGAGCTACCGAAAGTAGCCAGATCGCTCATGTCGATATTCCGCAGCGCAGCGACATAGCGGTAATCCTCAACCGACAGGCCCGCTTCCCAGACCATCTGAGAGCGATGCACCCGACGAAGAGCGCCAGACTCGTCCTTGGTTTCAAATCCCAACGGATTGAACTCAAGACCAGCTTTGGAACCTTTCGGGTAGATGCCGTTGACTTTGCCTTCGCCCCATTTGACAGCGAGGATGGACGTCAGGTCCGTGGTCGTGCCGCCAGCCGACAGAACAATCGGGCCAGACGCGGCGGTGGTGTTCAGAGAATCCAGACGGCTAAAGAAGCCCTGGAACTCTTTGGGGCTGGTCAGTACATTGCCATAGAGGAACGTACCGACCATTTCCTGTGCCATCGCCTCCATTTTGGCCTTGGCCTGATTCAGCAGGACGGCTTCTTTGTCGCCGCTCATCTTCAGCAGCTTTTCGTCAACTTCGGACCAATCTTCCAAAAGGCCGGTAACTTCGTCAATCTGGGTCTGGGTTGCTTTGGAAGGCGTCACGCCCTCATTGATGCGCCGCCAAGTCGGAGCGCCGAGAGATGTCCGGACCATCACGCGGTCGCCGGTGTCCAGCTTGCCCTCGATGAACGGGATATGCTGGATCATGGGGTTGGATTGGTTGTACACTTCGGCCACGCGGCCGATCTTGCCACTGGGGTCTTTCATCGTTGCAATGTCAACGATGTTGAGTTTGGTTCCTACTGCACTCATTTACTATTACCTCCTAATTAATCTTTGAGACTTTCCGCAAACAGGACTGTTTTGGTCGGCAGGTCCGACACGTTGTTTTTCCCATTGATGAACCGATGCGGCCCCGCCGCCTGAGCAATTTTTAGCAGCGTATCCGTCAGTTGCTTGTTGCCATACACCGAGGACCGGGCTTGCTCGATGGCTTTGTCGCCGCCGTATTCGCCGATAAGATTTTCCACGAGGCCCATGTTCTCGTCGTACTTGGGGCCGTAGGCCGCCTTGATTTCCTCGACGCCAGCCTGGAACGCTTCGGCCCGTTGTGACGCGAAATTGTCCGCCATGGCCTTGATGGTGTTTGCGTGAAGCGTGATGGCTTTCTGTGCCTGTTCCTGATTCATGCCAAGTTCTTTTGCCAGCGGCATGAACTCCGCCATCGCCGCTTCGTCCAGCCCGGAAAATCCTTCGGGCAAAACAAAAGCGCCTGCATCAATCTGCGGCGCTTCGGCGGTTTCGGGTTTGGCTTCGGTGGTTTCGGCCTTAGTCTCGGTTGCCTCTGTGGTCTGCTCTGTGGTTTCCGTGGTGGTTTCTACCGTGGTTTCCGTTGCTTCCGTTGCGGCATCGGTGTTACCCTGAGCCAGCGTTTCGTCAGTCATTTACTTTTCCCCCAATCCGTCGTTTTCGATTTCCATCTGGTAGAACAAATCCCGGCAGCGGCTTTTCATCTCCTTGACCATCTGCGTCGCCACTGCCTGCTTTGCGACTTTGCCGTATACCCCGGCGTTGGTGTCGGTGATTGATTCCTGATAGAGCAGGTTCTTCAGCACCTGCCAAACATATCGGCGACCTACGGCCGTGCCGAGCTGGTCCGCCAAATCAGCCGCACGAATCGCGCCCTGCATCTCCTGTTGTTCTTTGACCTCTTGCAGTTGTCTGGGCTTGGTTACGGCCATGTTCATTGCGCCACCCCCATCCCCTGCATGATCGCGTCCAGAGCATTTTTCTGCTGACCGCCCACAGGAGTCTGTCCGAGCGTCTTGGCCCCTTCCGCCGCAGTCATCATAGCGGCGGCTTGTTCCTGCCTTTGTTGCGCCTCAGCTCTTGCCTGCCGAATCTTGGCGACGTCGTCATTACTGCGGATAATTCCGGCGGGTGCGCCGAGCATGGTGTCCAGATGATCGATGGCCGAATCCACATCCAGCTTGTCCAGCGCCTCTGGGTTGAGCTGCGCCAGGTTGCCGACGGAGGCGGCAAGTTGGCTGATTCTGTTGGTATCCTGCATCTTCTGTGCCTGGGCCAATGTGGAGATGTACTCGGGCCGGAAGGTTTCACCCTGGATTTCTTCGGGCGGCGGCTGAACTAGGTTCGCCCTGCCCCGATAGTAGAATAAAAGCTCTAGTGCTGGCGTGAGCAGTTCCCTATCGAAGTTGCCGAACGCCGGGCCGAGCATCAGCATCCGCTCGCCGGCCAGCGCCCTCACTTCTTCAGCGGTCATCTGCTTGTCTTGCCGCATCGAAATTGCCATGAACAGGTCGATGTAAAATATCGATTTAATCTGCTCTTTCTTGTCGAGAATCGCCTGCCACTGCGCCGCCACTTCCGGGTTGACGGCAAACAACGGTTTGATGGATGCGTCAGCAGCCGGGTTGTCGATGACGTTGATCGCCCCCGGCATGGCGTAGACCTGGCCGTTCTGGTTTACATCCGACGGGGCCTGCAACGGCGGAGTGATCATCTTCTGGATCGCTTCGTTGAAGTCGTTGACCATGACTTGTAGCTGTTTCATATCACCGAGCGCCACCCGGCCTGGATTCATTTTGCCGTAGGTCTCGCCGTTATTCGCGTACCATCTTGGCGCCAGCACCGGAAACACTTCAAAACCGCCCACGTCGAGCAATTTGCTGTCATTGCCGGATTCAAGATAGTAGACCGACGCCCACTTGTGGCTCTTGAACGGGGCCAGCCCGTGAATGTTTGGTTCGATGACATGGACGATCTTGTGCTGGTCCTCCAGATTGTTGTCTTCCTTTACCGACCGTCGCAGATTCTCCGGGGCCTTATCTCCGAAGGTGTCCACAACATTTTTCGCCGACAGGTAGAACTCCCGAAACACAGTATCGACTTGCCCCTTGGAGTTGATCCCCAGCCAGTACGATCCGACGTTCAGCGTCTCGCAGCGGATCACGTCGTCGTAGTCCGGCAACATCAACACGCAGGCCGTGCCGATCGCCGTCAGGTGCAGATACGCCGCAAAGAAAGCCTGGTAGAAGTTCGACAAGCTCATCACTTCATACTCGGATCCCATCTCATCGTCCAGCCACTTGCGAACATCGCTGCGAACATCCAGTGCGTCGTTGCGCATGGTCAGTTTCGCCCACGGCCGGGCAGGTGAACTGATGCCGGCGAATAGACCAGACGCGCAGGCCAAACACGCTTTCTCCGGGTCTTTGTCGAACAGCTCGTAATCGTTGCGTGCGCCGTCTTTCTTGACGCCCTGGCTAATGTATCCGGACAAGTCCGGGGCGCAGTGGTCGAGAATGTCCGACCATACGTCATCGTAGGTCTTGCGCTCGAGTTTCAGCGCAGACAATCTGGCGTTTAGCCGCTTGATATGTTGCGCCTCATTCATGATCCGAGCGTCACTTTCTTTATTGGCGCTTGTTCGAACAGGCCGCTGCCAGAAGTGGCAATGGTACTCTGGAATCCCTTGCGCTTTTTCTCCTGCTCGGCGATTATACGCGACGGATCCTCCTGACTTGTTACGGCTTCCCGCGTCGGCTGAGTCGGGGTCTCTTTGGTTTCGACTTTCGGCGCGCTAAACAGACACATGGCGCTACCTCCTAAATGGATTGTATGGTTTTTGTTCCCGGCGCACCCGCTCGACTGTTATCGGGACCGGACCGGCAAAGCAAAGAGCCAGCCCATCTCCCAAGTCCGGAGAGGCTAGCCCGCGTTTTTTCATATCGTCTTTGGCTTCGAGTTGAATCTTGCCGGTGCCGGTGTAGAAGTACTGCGGACCGGTCAAGTCGGTGAGCAGTTCTTCGTCGTATTCCAGGCAGCCGCCCTGCTCAAGCCATTCTTTGACTTCCCACCACATCTCGGCGCGGCGGTTAAGGAACTTGTTCGGGTTGATTGCCGCCTGCCCGGGATAAATTCCAATGGTCTTAGTGCCGAGGACCTTCAGTGTATCGTAGACACCAGCGCCAACTCCGGTGATATCCGAGAATGTCACCGCAGCCCCAAACTTCTGTTGATTCTGGGCGATGATCGTTGCAAATTGCGTCGTGGATACGTCCCGGCCGCTCCATACCTTCCATGCCGATAAGCCCTGTTTGCGGTAAAGAGAGCACCTGTCGTCGCCGTAGTATGCAACGTCAGCCCCCATTACCACTGGCGCGTGTCGGTATTCAGCCTGGTGTTGCAGCCGGTTCATGGCATCCATCACCAGTTTAGTCGAAATAAGTTGCAAGATTGATGTCGAAGGGAAATTGCCATCGACGCGGACCTTGACGATGTCCGAATCCGGGCCGTACTTCTCGTCCATGTCCTGGCAGTACGTTGCATCGACGAGCGGCGACTCGCGGCTTGAGAAGTGCAGACAGGTCCATTTATGCTTGTCGCGGTTCTGGCTGCGGAAGAAATAGCCGGTTGTCTGCGTCGGGTTGGAGAGCATCAGCACCCGAGCACCGGCGGTAGACAAAGCACCTTCAGCGACCTCAAACACCTGTTCGGCAACGCCCGACGCTTCATCAACGACGAAAAGAAGATTATCAGCGTGGAACCCTTGCAAGGCTTCCGGCTTCTCCGGTCGGCTGGTCCGTGCCACGGCAAACTGTGTTTCCTTCCGACCCACAATATAGGCATGGTCGCTGCCGACATAGAGCTGATCCTTGAACGCCTGCGGCAGTTCGTTTCGCCACTTGGCAAGCTCAGCCCAGAGTATATCCGACAGCTGGTGACTCGACGGGGCGGTGCAGGGAACCTTTGCATTCCGATGCGTGAACAAAAACCACGCGATGCACCAAGACGCCGCAGTGCTCTTGCCAGTGCCATGACCGGAACGAACGCTTACCTTTGCCCCCGGTTTGGCGATCGCTCGAAGCAACTGTTCCTGTTGGGCGGTTGGCGTGACGCAAAACATCTCCTTGACAAACAGAACCGGGTCTTGTTTGTAGGCTGCGAACCTTTCAACCAGATCCATGTTTCCCTCGCCGGTCCAGCTCGTCCAGGATCGTGCCGACCGAGATCAACTTCAGCTCGCCTTCCACGGTCTGCTTGTCCGTGAAGTCCGCCTCCGACCTGCCGAGCAGTTCCGATGCTTTCAGTCGGTCCTTTATTTCCTGGTTCGTGTCCATCATCGTCTTTGTCCAAAACTCTTGGCGCTGCGCCCTAGTTGCAATCAGCGGAGCGACTTGCTTGGTGTTACGTTGTTGTATTGCTTGCACAATGTCTACTTTTGTCAACAGCCGGCTACCGGACCGCCGTGGGTTTTTATATCCAGCAATCCGCGCCGCTTCGGTCGCGTTGCCGTTGTATGCGGCAATGAACTTCTGCTGCATCAGCTTGCTTTGTTCGATCTTCATCTGTCCTCACCTCTTCGTCAATCCCTGCAGTCACATCAATGCCCCCACCCTTGGCCGCCTGTCGTCATCACAGTGCAACGTGACCCACCCGCCTGCAGTGCAGGCACACCGTATATATGCAAAAACCCCGCTGCACCTCCGGCAAACGAAATAGGCCCGGGCGAAAGGAGTAAACTCCCGGGCCTTGTGATAAATTCGGGCATGATAAAAGCCGCCCTGATGGACGGCTGTGACATCTGGTAATTATTTTCCCTTGCCGTTTTATATCCGCCCCGTGCGCCAACGTCACTCAGGCCCGACAAATCAGCTTTTCTGTTTTTGCCAGCATTTTACACAAATAGCAAAAGCGCCCCGATTCGGAACGCTTTTGCTTATCGATATGTATTTACAGTATTATCATATACCCTATTTCCGGCAAATACTATGACATTTTACTGACATCATTCCCCGAACAGCACTGCCCCAATTTTCCGAATCGCCGAATCCTTCACCCGCCAACACTGTCGTTCTGAGTAACAGCACCATTCGGCTACCCGCCTCATGTCAACTCCATCAAAGTATCTTGCCCAAACGATCT